TAGTGCTTACGGTGTTAACTGTATCATGTACTAAAGAAGAGATTAATCCTTCACTATGCCCTGATGGAAATTGTGATGGAAGGTTGTTTATACCGTATCCTAAGGATTCAAATGGAATTTACCATGTAGATTTAGATTTTAACGGAGAGTACTTACCTAGATTTGATATCTTTATAGAAGCAGATGATGTAGATCCTTATTATTACTATAATGATATTGGAGTTGTGCAAGCAGCTTTTGAATCAGGTTCTTTTTGGACTCTTAGTAACGGGGTAACAGTAGATATAGTACAGAGTACTACCATATACCTTAATAATTCTCCTCAGAATACAGAATATTTACCAGCAATTCAAGGTAGAAAATGGGCTAAACGTATAGTTGGTCCTATTCCTAATGAATTTATAGGGGATACAATCGTAATTAGAGCAGAAATATATTGGGATGGAGGTTCAAAAAGTAATTCTCAATATTTTGAAGAAAAATTTATTATAGAATAGTTGCTTTTTCGAATTATTTTTATTACCTTATAGATATTATTATAGTAATTATAATTTTATTATTAATAAATTAATTATTTTTTAAATTGATATGATAACTAAAGAAAATATTATTAGAAAGATACAACGTATAGAATCTTCTATTAGTAAACTTAATTTTACTATAGGTACTAACGAAAGAGCTACTTCCTATGTTCATTTGGATTCTATAAAAGAAAATCTATCCGATATTTTAACGTTTCTTAATAGAGAGACTCAAGATTAAACTATGTTAACAGCAGAGCAAATACAAAATAACTACGACAAACATCTTAAAATTATAGAACACTACCTTGGTGGTCGTGCTATAGCTTGTAAAGAGATGTTAAAACACATGGAAGACAACTACGTTATGGCTCCTGCATCAGGAAAGACTTGGTTTCATAATGCTTTTGCCGGTGGATACGTAGATCATGTTAATAGAGTAGTACAGTATGCGTTAGAACAGCATAAACTCTACATTAAAATGGGCGGTAGTGTAGATTATAAAGAGGAAGAATTAGTATTCGCAGCACTATTTCACGATTTAGGTAAAATGGGGGACGGTGATAAGCCAAATTATATACCTCAGACTGATAAATGGAGACAAGATAAACTATCAGAAATGTATACATACAATCCAGATTTAGATTTTATGTTGATCCCAGATAGATCTCTATTTATACTTCAAAAATTCGGAATTAAAGTTTCTCAAAAAGAGTTCTTAGGTATTAGACTTCACGATGGAGTATTTGATAAAGCAAACGAAGCCTACTTCTTCAGCAATGTTGAATCATCTAGACAGAAAACATCTATAATATCAGTTTTACATACTGCTGACTTTCTAGCTTCTAAAGTTGAGTACGATATTTGGAAAAGAAACGGTGGGAATTCAAATCCTAAAGCTAAAAAAACTCAATCTTCTACTGGAAAGAAAGTAAATTCCTCAGAAGGTTTATCAAAAATGTTAAAAAACCTATAATATGCTCGTAGCAATCATTATTCTTACTATATTAATAATAATTTTAAGTGTTGCTATACGCAATCTCCTGGTAAAGGTAGAAAAATATGAAGATGTAACAGTGGATCAAACAAAATATCTTCAATCTATATCAGAAATAGTAAAAGATTCACAAAAGCACTTACAGAGTTTAGACGAACGTGGAGTTTTTCAGTCGGATGATGAAGTCGGTTATTTTTTTGAACAACTAAAATTAGTACAAAAAGAGCTAGACCGATACATGCTCCCCGATAATTATGGCAAGAAAGAAGAGTAAAGCAAACTACTTTACAGCAGAAACAGAAGAATACATTGTAAGATACAACCTCTCTATTGATACAGACTATAGAGCACGGATTTTTACAGATCACATCTACATACCTTTTTATAAGTTAGCAGAAAACATTATTCACACTTTTAAGTTTTACTATACCGATGTAGAGCGTATAGAAGATTTAAAGCATGAAGTAGTCTCTATGTTACTAGAAGAAAAAATTATGAAATTTGATGCAACTAATGGCGCCAAAGCTTATTCATACTTTGGCACTATTGTAAAAAGGTGGTTAATAAACTATAATAATAAAAATTATAAAAAATTAAAACAGATAGGTTCATTCGACGATATGGAAGAATCCTTCGAAGGAAGCCTAAACTTAAAACTCCCAGGCGGCATTACCTTAAGCCAGTTCTTAGACATGTGGGTTGAAAAAACTTACGATAAATTAGACTCTTTATTTGCAAAAGATAGTGAAAAGAGGATAGCAGATGCAGTATTAACGATTTTTAAAACTAGATATGATTTAGATATTTTTAAGAAAAAAGCTCTTTATATATACATTAGGGAGATGACTGATTGTGAAACTCCCCACTTAACAAAAGTAATCTCTATACTAAAAGATGATTTTTATGAAATATACCATAGATATCACGAAAAAGGAAAAATTGTAATAAAAGAACTATAATCTATTTATTATAAAAAGATATGGAATCAGATAAAGAAATATTTAACGGCAAGAAGCTATCTGACCTTTTTGAAGAAATATATAATAACTCTAGAGAAACTAAATCTCAAGTAAAAGGTTTGATAGGAGAACTTAAACCCCTTATAGAAAATATAGGAGACGCTACTTTATTAGTACCTATGATTAAAGAGTATATGGAGATAGGTGTGAAGAACGATGAACATCTAATAAAATTAGCTACAGTGATTCAGAGATTAGAAGCAATCCAAGCTAAAGGCGGAGACGGCGAAATGTTTGACTTTTCAGACTTACAGGATTTATTAGAAGAACAAGAAGAAGTTAAACATGAAGTTAAATCTTCAGCATCAGGTAGTAGAGAAGATTAATTAATATGAGCTTTAAACTTTCCCAAAGTACAATAACTGCAGGTTCAAGCGCTCTAAGTAGCGCAGGTTCTGGTGGTTCTATGTTTAGTTACGGTAGGGTTATAGATATTATATTAGATGAAAGTCATTCTCAATACTCGGTAAGAGGAGGGTCAATATCTCTAAATGGAGTTTTTTATAGACCTATCGAATCTCTAGTTGGAGAAACAGATGCTACTAAACTACCATTTGCTTACCAGTCTAATGCTACTATTAAAACAGTACCACTAGTAGGTGAGATAGTAAGAGTAGAACCAATGCCTACCCCTTCTGAAAATGATTTTAGCGGTAAAACCAGAAGATACTATAGCAGCATAGTTAATATATTTAACAGCCCCAATAGTAATTTCTACCCAGACACGGTTAATAATCCTAATATAGATTTTTCTCAAAACAGTAAGTTTAAAGAATTAGGGGATGTAAATCCTATAGCATCAAGCCCAGGAGACATACAGATAGAAGGAAGACAAGGGCAATCATTAAGATTTACAGGTGGTAAATCTACTTCAAATCCTTGGGTAGATGGTTCAAATATAGGAAAACCTCTTACCATCCTAAGTAATGGACAGAAGGCTACTGATAATGGATTTATTTCTATCGGAGAAGATGTAAATGAAGATGCTTCTTCTATATACCTAACCTCGGATCATCAAATACCTTTAGAAGAGGCAAACGATAAAAGAGAGACTTGGGATGATAAACCAACCCCAGCTAAAGAATTTAAAGGTAATCAGATTATACTTAATGCTGGCAGGCTTTTTTTAAATGCAAAAGAACATGACATTCAACTTTCTAGTGTAAAATCTATAGGAATAAATACAGGAGGAACTGTTAATATAGATTCTACAGAGTATATGTCTCTTGACGGTTCACAGATATTTTTAGGCAAAAAAGCTAGAACAGCATCAGAGAGAAGAAAAGAGCCGGTAATGTTAGGTAACCAGGTTGAGGGCTTTCTAATTAATGTTCTTAATCTATTAGAGGGTATGGCTGATGACATGGCAAGAGCAAGAACTATAAAAAATCATCCAATACCTAGTATTAATAAAAGGGGTATACAAGCTAAACCCGTAATACAGAGTCTTAAAAAATTAATAAATCCCAACGGCCCTTCTACCTTGAAGTCTAAAAAAGTATTTACTGAATAATGCCATTAAGATCTCAAATAGCAGCTATAGTAGCAAATAATATGGGGAGGATTCAAGGAGAACTAGAATCTAGAATCCAGACTGAAGTAGTAAAACAGCTCCAGAAGTTTGCGAGTGAATGCCCTAACGTCAAGACTTTAAAACAGGTTGCTAAAATAAGGAATAATATTCTCAAAGCTATAAACGGATTTCAAAAAACTACAAATAGCTTTAGTTCTATTCCTAAAAAATTAAAACCTCCTATTTCTGCTGCTAAGCAGTTGATTAAATTACTTAAAAGAAATCCTACAAAATTAGCCATTGGAGCTAAACCTTCCTTTTCGGACTTCGATAAAGGTGGATTAATCGCAGCTAAAACAGCTGGCTTTACTAATAAGCAAGCAGATAGATTAGTTAAGGTTACTTTACTTTTAGAGGATTTAGAAGATGATTTAGCTGCTGTAAACGGCCTTTTAGCAGGTGTTCAACCAAGTATAAATAATACTAAAGAGCTTCTAACATCAATTGATTTCAGTATTAATGATTGCGCAAAAGAATTATCTGATAAAGCTGCACTTAAAGATTTATTAGATTCAACTCAACCGCTAGAAAGTGAATTAACCCTAGGTGGAACAGCTGCTAATACTACCTTCAGATCTGAAAGCGGAAGTGTATATAAATTAGAAATTATTAAAGATGCATCTGTAGACGGTCCCCTTTTAAGGAGAATAGCAGTAGCAAAAGATAGTAGAGGTATTATAGTACTTAGAGGGCAACCATCATTTAGTTCCGACACTAATGTACTGCTAGAAGAGATAAAATTTAGAATTAACAACCAACTTCCATAACACAACTATTTATAATTATGAAACTAAATCAATTAAGAACTGTAATAAGAGAAGAAGTAAGAGCTGCAGTTAAGGAGGAGTTACAAGATATGCTAAATGAAGCAGTAAAAGTAGCAAGTACTCCGACGGATCAAAGCAGTCATAAAACTAGTGAATCAATAAAAGAAAGTATACTTACTAACACTAGAACTTCAAAACAGAATAAAGGACCTGTTAATCCAATAGCAGAAGCTTTAGACCAAACAAGAGCAGAGATGACCCCGGAAGAATATAAGAATATTTTTAATGGGAACTCAGATATGGTCTCAAAACCAAATTTTGCTTCATCAATGGCCAACCAAATGGGAATGGGACCTAACCCAGGCAATTACCCGGGTTTAGATCTATCTAAGTTTGATTTTGTTAAAAAAGCAGGAGATGTCTATAAAGCTTCAATAGAGAAAGATAAACAAAAACACGGATTCGCATAATGGCATTTAATAGTAGAAGAATAGACCCGATAGATTTACAGCCTAGAAAAGCTGTGGGTGTTTCATTACCGCTTTCTGGTAAAGCTGTATTTAACTCTACTTTTCAGACTAAGGATGCTATTAAGACAAATATTATTAATTATTTCCTAACTGGACAAAAAGAAAGGTACCTTAATCCGAGCTTTGGAACACAAGTAAGGTCTCTAGTATTCGAAAATATTAATCAAGAAATGGTAAGTAATTTAAAAGCAGTTGTAAGACAGGGATTATCTTTTTACTTCCCTACAGTACAGACAACAGAATTAGAAGTCAAAGCTCTTCCTGATTCAAATACAGTTACATTATCACTAAGATACGCTATCAAAGATACTAATATAACAGACGAGGTAGCAATAAATTTTGAACAATAATGGCAGAAATAAGAGATATAAAATACGTTGCTAGAGAATTTTCGGACTACAGACAGGAGTTAGTAGAATTTGCAAAAAATTACTTTCCTGATAGTTATAATGATTTTTCTCCTACATCCCCAGGTATGATGTTTATAGAAATGGCTGCTTACGTAGGAGATGTACTTTCTTTTTATCAAGATACCCAATTACAAGAAACCTTTTTACAGTATGCTAAGAATCCCGCTAATCTTTACAGCCTAGCATACATGATGGGATATACCCCTAAAGCTACTACAGCAGCAACTGTAGACTTAAGCGTAGTTCAAAAAGTAGGCGCTTTACCGTCATCTAATGCCCCTAACTGGGAAGATGCGCTAGTAGTTGACGAAAATGCAATAATAACTTCAACAGCATCAGGAAATGCAAATTTCTTTGTGCAGGATAAAATAGATTTTTCATTTTCTAGCTCACTAGACCCTACTACAGTAGTAATAAGTTCTTTATCCAACGGATTGCCGAATGAATTTGAACTAACTAAAAGAGTAAGAGCATTTTCAGGTACAGTAAAAAGTACTACTCAAAACTATGCCGCAGCTGAAAAATTTGCTACTATTACAATAGAGGATAGTAATATAATAGGTATTTTAGATATTACCGATACCACAGCAGCTCCTTCAAATAGATGGTACGAAGTACCTTTCTTAGGACAGGATAGTATTTTTGTTGAAGAAGCCAATGTAGGTTCAGACAAAGATAGAGTACCGAATTCTATTAAACTACAAGCAGCGCCTAAAAGATTTGTTACTAGATTTACATCTCAAGGTTTTTTACAAGTTCAGTTCGGGGCTGGTACAGTAGGTGGAGAAGATACAGTTTTTACTCCTAATCCTGAAAACGTAGGGATGGGTACAGTTCAAGGAATAAATACATTAGATTTAGCCTATGATCCTTCTAATTTTACCTACACGCAAACGTACGGTTTAGCTCCATCAAATACAACTATTACAATTAGGTACCTAACAGGTGGAGGAGTAGAGTCTAATGTAACTGCAAATACTTTAACCGGATATACAGCGACCGCTAATTCAATTGACGGAAACAATACGTACCTAAACACATTAGCATTTAATAACCCCCTTCCAGCTGCAGGAGGAAAAGACGGCGATTCGGTAGAAGAAATAAGACAGAATTCATTAAGATCTTTTGCAGAACAGAAAAGAACAATTACTCTTCAAGATTACACCGTAAGAGCATTATCATTAAGCTCTAAGTTTGGAACAGTAGCTAAAGTATTTGTTACTCAAGACGAGCTTTCTAGTACAAAGTCATCTACCGACTCAATAGTAGATAGTAATCCTTTAGCATTATCGCTATATGTACTAGCTTATGATAACGGGACTAAACTAATACAAGCTACAGAAACCTTAAAGGAAAATCTTAAGACCTATATGTCTTACTATATGCCTATTACAGATGCTTTAAACATAAAAGATGCATTTGTAGTTAATATTGGTTTAAATTTCGATATACTAGTAAGACCTAATTTTAATAGTAGAGATGTACTTTTAGCATGTACAAATACTATAAAAGAGTATTTCGATATTAAAAAATGGAATATTAACCAACCAATTAATATCTCTAACATATATAGTACATTAGATAAAGTTGTAGGAGTGCAGACAGTAAGTAAGATAGAAATAGTAAATAAATCAGGAGGTAAATATTCACAATATGCTTATGATATTAAAGGAGCTACTAGAAATAATATAGTATATCCTTCTTATGATACTATGGCATTTGAAATTAAATACCCAGACATAGATATTAAAGGTAGAACAACAACATTATAGTATGGCAATTTATAGAATATTTCCCGATAAAGACTCAATAATATACTCAGAGCAGAACACCGGTAACGCAGGATTAGACGAAATAGTCGAAATAGCAGGATACACCGGTACTAACGACGGAACTGGGCAAGCTTCTAGAACTGTTTTAAAATTTTCTGATGGAGATATAGATAGTGTAATTAATACTAAAATTGGAGCTAGTAACATAAATGCCATGAGTGCTAGTTTAAAAATGTATTTAGCTGACGGAGCTGAGGTGCCTGTAGAATATAAAATATATGCTTACCCAATCTACATAGCAGGATCCGGTCAATGGGATAACGGTACTGGTAAATTCGGAGATACACCAGTAAATACATCAGGTGTAAGTTGGCTGTTTAAAAATGCAGGGCAAGCTAATGCTTGGTCTACATCCGGTTTCACCCAGTATACAACAGGTTCATTTATCACAGGTAAAGCAGGAGGTGGTAATTGGTATACAGCATCTAACGGTGAAAATATGGAGTTTTTACAGACTCAGTCTTTATCCACAGATCATGATTTAGATATTAACGTTACCCGTGCTGTAAAACAAATTTACAGTAATACTCTTCCTAACAAAGGCTTTATAGTAAAGTTAGAAGACCAGTATGAATTTTATACTACTGCTTCTATAAGATTAAAGTATTTTAGCAGAGATACAAATACAATTTATCCCCCGTTCTTAGAATTTGCATGGGACGATAGAACTTATGATCAAGGAAAATTATCACTCCTTACTACTGATATTGCTTCTATTGACGTAAAGAACAACAAAGGAGTATATCCGGACGAAGGTAAACAGAGATTTAGACTTACAGCCAGACCAACATACCCTGAACGTACGTTTACTACCTCATCGATTTACCTTACTAACAACGTTCTACCGTCTGCATCCTATTGGGGACTAAGAGATGAAAATACAGAAGAAATGATTGTTCCTTTTTCAACAGACTTTACTAAGATTAGCTGTGATTCTACAGGGCCGTTTTTTGATGTATATATGGATGGTCTACAGCCTGAAAGGTACTATAGAATTCTTGTAAAAACTGAATTAGATAGTAGTACAGTAGTAGTAGATAATGATAATTTATTTAAAGTAGTGAGGAATGGCTAGAAAGAGAATACAGATAAGTAAAACTTCTTATAATTCAAGTCAATATAATAATCTTGTTGATAGTAAGTTTACTAGTTTTACTGAACCTATCTTAGAAGTAGATAATGATACAGTAGAAGAATTATTTAGACTATACGATAAACTCTACTTTTCCATTCCCGCGGAAGGAGAAGAAGACTCTCATGAGTTTTTAATTAAAAGAAGCTCAGAATTAGTAAAATTAGAAACACAATCTGAGGATATTCAACCTCTTTTAGATGAAATAGGTCAATTAAGACAGCAGCTTTTAGATGCTAACGAACAGATATTTGAATTACAACTAGATGACGAAAGTTAATTACAACATAAATGAATTAAATGCTTCGACATTAAGCGGTTTTAAAACACTGCCTGATGAAGATTTAAATTTGTTATATTCTACTAATGTCAATAGTAGTTTTACGCCTAATAAAAATGTAGTAGAGGTAACTTACTTTACCTTAGACGATGTATCTATATCTACAGTAGCGAATTACAATAGGTACTCTATTCTATCTGGAGGCGAGCTAAACGACCAACAGGGTAATACTGAAATAAGCATTGATGTATTAGAAGATTACAAATTCTATGGGTACGAAGGAGAAGAAGTAAAAGTTGTATATAACTTCTTAGACTACCTCTATTCCAACAACACTGTTAAGCAGGACTTCTACATAGAGAGCATTTCTGCCGACAGGACAGAGTTAAGATTAGTAGCTGTCGGTTTAGATGGAACGGCTGTTGTAGAAACAACAGAAGGGTTATTAGAAAAGCTCAACAACGATATCTATCAATGTGATTTTAATATATACTTTGGTCAAAACATATTTTTTCCAATAGTAAATTTAAAGACTCAAGAATTTAGAGAAACTAATGCTCTTATAGTAAAACTAGCTACCCCTATTTCAACAAGATTAAGAGTTAAGACAACCCTCAGCCTTATTGACAAAGTAGCTGATTCAGTAGCTTATGAGGTTGATTTTACCGTAGAAGAGGAAAAAATAGCTCAACCTACTCTTAGAGGAGCTAATTTTAGTGTTGAAATAGAAGATCAATCTACTGAACCTTCGGGTTACTATAACTATAACGAATTATTCAGCTTTCCTACAAATAACAGTAATAGACAGTTAAACAGCCTTTTTAATGAAAAAGGAGCTGAATTAGGTATTCAATACGATAATTTTGCTAACTTTGTTAACTTTTCTTCAATAGAAGAGAGGATACGAAATTTTAGATATAAGTTAGACTTATTAGATACTTACCAAACTAGCTTAGATCAGTTTAATGCCGACTCTACACTTACTACAGGATACTCAGGAACAGGTATCTCAGGAAGTTCTGAATATTATACTAATTTAGTAAACGGTGTAGTAAACAATTTCGACCACTACGAAAGACATTTATTTTATAATAGCGGTTCTACATCATGGCCAAAATCAAATTCTTCAAAACCATTTATTAACCAGGCTTCTAACACTTCTGAAACTATAGCATGGTATAATGCTGAAATTGAAAAAGCAAATACCTACGATGCACAAAACCCAGACATCCTAATTAATACGATTCCATCGTATTTGAGAGAAGATACTGATAATGACCCTTATTTAATGTTCATACATATGATAGGTCAGCATTTTGATAATTTATGGACATACACAGATGCAGTTTCTAAAAAATATGACGCAGATAATAGACTTGATGTAGGAGTTTCTAAAGACTTAGTAGAACAGTTGCTCAAAAATTTCGGAGTTAAACTATATACAAGCAATAAATCAGTAGAAGACTTATTCAGATACTTTACTGTAAATTCTTATGAAGCTGGAGAGGAAGTATTAAACTCTTCTAGTCCTATACAGTCCGGAGAAGATCCACTATCACAGAACGATTACCAGAAAGAGATATATAAAAGAATATACCACAACCTTCCTCTACTTATGAAAAGTAAAGGAACTGAAAGAGGGTTGAGAGCACTTATAAACTGTTTTGGAATACCTTCTGATGTATTAAAAATAAAAATATTCGGTGGTCAATCCGCAGAAAACTTACCATTTTATGGAGGTGAACAAGCATGGACTGGTTCTTTAGATAAAGTTAGAATAAACAACACAGGAAGTATAGTTCCGGGAGATACATTATCATTCTACACCCCTATAACAAGACTAGACGATAAGTATACACAAGATTTACATAGGATAGAAGTTGGCTTCTCACCATCAGATAATGTAAACGATTACATAGTATCACAGTCAGCAGAACTCTTCCCTAACGAAGGTTTTAATATAGATCAGTACATAGGTGACCCAAGGGGATATGAAACAAACACCTACCTAGACCTGTATAAGTACGCTGAAATAATTTTTGCTAATGTCTCAGCATACGATGTAAAAGACTTTGTAAGGTTGATAAAATTCTTTGATAATGTTATCTTTAGAATGGTTAGAGACTTTACTCCTGCTAGGGCAGTAACTGATGCAGGGATTATAATAAAACCACATTTACTTGAAAGGTATAAAGCCGAAGCTCCGGTTATGACATGGACTCAACCTGAATACACAGCTTCAATTAAAACAGGATTTATCTCAGGCTCAGACGGCGGTATTTTTAGGTCTAGTGCTGTGGGAAGCTTTGGTACATCAAATAGTATATACGATAGAGAATTTAGCACAGCATACCTTTTACGAAAAGCAAATCCCTTTACAGGAAGCTTAGGAGTTAGAAATTTAGCTAATCCATCGGTTCTACATAAACCGTTTGTATATTTGAATCATTTTCATAAAGACAACCCAGATATACCACCTCAGATTAAAAAAACATTTAATGAAGCCAAGTTTGATGGAGAACTTGCTAATAGTTCTATTTTAATATCAAACGGAGAACTGAATCAAAATAACCCTTTCAAAGACATAGAGTACCCTACTATAAAGTACGATACTCAATTTTGGACTAATATACCTAATAATGTATGTATACTGAACTCCCTAGATACTTTCTATATAACAAATCCTAATGTTACATTATATATACCTTCTTCAACTCTATTTTCAGGAGATACACCCTATTACGTGTATAGTGAAGATGGAGAAGTACTAAGTAATGATACATTAGTAATACCAGAAGACGCTGGTCAATACGAAGAATTTGTAATAACAGCAACCCATCCGGATAACCCACCAATTCCTAATGCTGTAACAGGTGAAAATACCTGTACGAGAACAAGGGTAGTAAAAGTCGTAGATTGCGGGCTAACAGAGCTAACAGGAACACCCCCTAGCTTTATACAAGAAAACCAGCCCTATAATTTTTTAGGGTGGTTTTTTGAGAATACACAAGATGCTATAGATGCAATTATAAATACTAACTTAGAATTTTTTGTTAATGCAGAGTCAATCGGTTTTGTTGATATAGAATCATTAAATCTTCTAACTGCTTTTACAGTAAATGGACCCGAAGGGAGTCCTACTAATTACATATTCCAAGGCCTAGATAGTGAAACCAGCGAGTTGACCATATCAGCAGCAGATGAATTTGATAATAGCTGTAACATATTTGATACAATCCCACTTACAGCATGCCCTCTTAGAGATAGTTATGAAGGATTTGATAGAAATAATTTTGAATTAAACATAGATGTTATTGGAAATCTATTCTACCAGTACCCGTTTATGTTTGAAAATGTTATCCCAACAACAGTATTCTTTTTTAGAGTAAGAGTAATAAATAAGGTAAATGAACGAAGATGGGATAACGACACCTATTTCCCAATACCTTTTCAAGCTGGTAATCCTGGACAAGTTTCTTTTATTATAGGCCAAGCCTCAGTTGTTCCGAATGCATGGTCAGCAGCTTCCTCTTCACCGAGTATTACCGGTGATCCCGATAATAACTACGAAGGTGCTGTATTCCCAGACGTTTTACCTTCGTTTGAAAATATTTACCCTGCAGATAATCCACTAGAAACTGCTGGATTACCTATACCAAGTGCTGATCCAAACAACATTAATTACTCTGGTAACTTCCAACACTTTATACAATTCAAAGCTGTAAATTCAGAAACCTGTTCTGTTGAAGGTCATGAATTTCTAATAAAGAGAGGTCAGTTAACTAGAACAGCAGTTGTGTTCGTGTACTACAGCAATACTTCTACCACTGGGGGCAATCCAGTAAACGCCTGTGCAATACCTCCATTAGACCATGGCCAAACCACCAGCAGAACAGTATTCGTTGAGCATAATGTATCGGCACCAGCACCAACAGCATCACAAATTATAACACAAAAGTATACAATCTATGCAAATGGTACAGATGGTGACCCTACTTTAGCTGCAACAGGATATTATATGTTCGACCCAGACCCAGATGAGTATACTTCTGGATGGTCTATAGGTAGAAGAGGAAGAGCGTGGAGAGAAAATCCAAATTTAGCCGGTATTGAATGGGATTCTGAAACAAATTTTGATGCTGTTTCTGGATTTAGTGCCGGGACATATTGGTTTAACGACGGTAGATTAGCCTGTGAAGGACCTGATGCAGATAATGATGATGATGATGATGAAAATGGAATAATTCAAGAACAAGATTATAATGGTGTTACCGGTGACAGCAGCAATCCGTACTTAGGTGACACTCGAGATCCTTAAAACTATAAAAACTAATAATAATGACTACTAGTGAATTTATAAGTTTACATTTATTACCGCAAGGTAATAGTATAAATTTTGGACAAAGGATTAACGTTTTATACAATCCCGCAGCAGTAAACCCAGATACGGGCTTTACGCAGGGCAGAATTGATGCAGTTACTGTTACTCAGGAATGTCTTTCTTTTAACGGAATTTCTACACTTTCAGCTACCGATATAGACGAAGTACTAAACCAATGTGAAACTATTAGATTTGTAAACAATAATATAGAGTATCTATTGAATGTAGTAAATAGAGCATTCTACGGAGACCAGGGTATAAACTCATTTTTTTACTTTGAAGTCACATGTGAAACGTTAGTCCCAAATATTTTAGCTGGAGCTTTAGGCAGCCCTGAATTTAATATCACAGTATTTTTTGAACCTTTTATAAACTCTTTAGTATTTGACTCATCAGATTTTAACCCACTATATAATAATGGGAATGTATTGAGAAGAAGTAGTATAAGAATGGAAGCAGATAAAGAAGAAGGGGCTATAAAACCAACAAACTTTGACGCAATAGCATCTACCTCAGCTTCTAAGGCAGCAGTACAGGATAGTTTTTATACAGATACAGGGATTATAAACGCAAGATACGAAGGATCTAAAAGTACACCTGATGGTTATGCTGGAGTTAAACCAGCAATATCAGCTAGGGAATACAAAGGAGAAATACATCCACTAGATGCAGCAGAGGACGTAGTATGTGGACTTACTAGAGCTGAAAGAATAGTAGGTAATTTTATACATACAGGCCCTGATAGAACTCCTAAATTTTCATCAACTAGTCTTGGAATTAAAACTGCAGCAACAGTTCAAGCCACTGATACAAATATTTTATACGACTATTCATCTGCATCAGGTCAGCAAACACCGGATATAGATGTAGGAGATATTATAAAAGTAGCAGGTGATAATAAAGAGTTAATGAGAGTTACATTTCATAATAGGTTTAATAAAGTAATAAGTATACAGAGAAATTATATGAAACCTGGTTTAGCAGCATTAATGGCTAACAATACAGCGCTATTCAAGCTTGATAGAATAGATAATTATAAGATAGAAGATTTTGTTAGATCATTAACAGCAATAAATAATTCACAAATTTATGTTACTGAAACTAATTCGGTTTTATATACAGACGATTTTGGAACCATATTCAGCTCTTCCTTATGCCCTGAACCTATTAATGCCAATTTTGCAGACGAAGCAGGAGGTTAAAAAATTTAATAACTAAAGTAAAAAGATAAAAACAGATATTTATATTATATACAACAAATAAGATATGGGATATTTAGATAATTCAATAGTAACAGTTGATGCAATATTAACTAAAAAAGGTAGAGAACTTCTAGCAAGAGGAGATGGCTCTTTTAAAATAACACAATTCGCACTTTCAGATGATGAGATAGATTATACTCTTTATAATCCTACTCACCCTTTAGGCTCTCAGTATTACGGTCAAGCTATAGAAAACTTACCGCTACTAGAGGCTTTTCCTGACGAAACTCAAATAATGAAATATAAGCTTACAACTCTCCCTAGAGGAACAGCTAGGCTTCCTATACTAGATGTTGGATATACAGCTATTAGACTTAAACAAGGAGCATCTCTTGCAATTACTCCTCAAACTCTAAACTACTTAGGTTCATCTCAAACTTTTGAAACCGGCGGGTATGTAGCAACTGTAGCAGATGCTAGAGTATTATCTACATTCAACGGAGTAGGGGTAAACACACCAGAAGCAGAACGTCTAAACTCAACTACTACCTTAGGTACTAATGTATCTAAAACAGTAATAGGTACTTCAATTAATATTACAGGTACTACTGTGAATACTTTATTTGCAGGTCAAACAACTTTACAAACAACCATAACAATTATAGGTAGAGACTCAGGAGCTAGAGTAACAGTTCCATTAACAATTGTACAGGTAAATAATTAATAAGATATGTCATTTAAAAGATTAGACCCAGAAGATATTTCAATCAGTGCAGAATCAATTGTACAACCAGCATGGAGCTCACAGGCAGTACAGTTGGGACGAATATACCAAAGCACAGGACAAGTAGCAAGTAATACAGGTAATTTCTATATTGATGCATATGATAAGGTCACAACTGATTCAACATCAAGAGTTCAATTTTCTATAGCATATGGGCATAAAAATGGACTAGGAAGCGTACCTTATAATTCAAATGTTCCAGCTAAATCACCTACTTCTACAATTTATGGACAGTATAGAAATTTAGTATTTGGTGATGAAGAAGTAGATTTTACTTTCGGAGGTGAGACCTCAGACGATATATATGTAATTTCTATAGAAAGGGCTAGATTTAAAGAAAAACTTTTCCCTGGAACTTTCAACTTAAAGTTATCCAGTGGCTCAGCAGGTCCACATCTACACTTAACAGATAATAGTAACGACATTACTACTGTATCGTATGTTGATGCAGGTAGGGTATATGATATTATTAGCGGTTCTAATGGAACTAAACAATTAAACATAGACGACGGATATAATGCAGCAGGTGGAACTTATGGAAAGTTTCTACCAGATGTAGGATTAATAGTACTGTCAGGTAAAGCTCTAAATACAAATGCAGCTGGAAGAGGACTAGATATAAAAACTCAAACTACACAATTAGCTGCAACTCAAAAAAATACGGATAAATTATTCGATGTAATGAACCAAGCTACAGCAAGAGCATTTGATTTACAGTCTGAAGAAACTATTAGTTCTAATTTTGTTTTTGTTAGAGTGAGAAATGGAGAATTTAACTATTCTACTAATCCATCTAATATTACCTCCTCAGGTGAATTAAGACATAATGTTATGATTAATACTCCTCAAGCATATATTACTACTGTAGGAATGTATAATGACGATAATGATTTATTAGGAGTTGCTAAATTATCACGACCTTTATTAAAAGATTTTACTAAAGAAGCATTAGTAAGAATCAAACTTGATTATTAATGAATGACTGCTTACAAAAAATTCAATCAGCAGGATGCGTATATATCGACTTATACAGCTCATAAATCATGGGTAGCAAGTGGAAGTCAATATAGGGAGCTAGGGATAAACAACATAGTTGGATTATCCGGTTCTGGTAATTTTTACGATCTTACATCAGGAAATGTTATTGCAGGAAACTTAATTACTACTTCAAGTACTGTTTTCAATAGGAGGCTTATATACGAAAGTATAGAACACCTTTACTACTCTAATTTTGTTGATGGAGTAGTCCCCACTTCTAGTTCATATGATAATTATCTACAATCTTCTTTTGAAGCTAGTGGCTCAAGAATTATAAACGATAGGCTAGCTATATTTTCTCTACCTAAAGAAATGTATGGGACTCATATAGAACCCCTATCCATATCTATCACACCAGATAATATTAACGGCTCAGATAGTAACGGTAGTTTAGATAACTATGTTTCTAACAACTACGTCACTGACTTAGGAGTAAATTCTATAAACTCAGAAGATAATTTATACATAGAAAACACAGAATTTCTATTTGGTCAAACTCAATCTACCTGTGCTCCTTCTAATACCGATTACGTAGAAAATGAAAGCACCTATGTTAATGAAACTATATCAGGAGGTGGAGAATTTATAGATAATTCAATAACCACTCCTGAAAGAAACTGTAATGAAATAGTAGATGATGGAGAAGGAAGATTATTTTTAAAACACTCTACTCCTAGAGTTTATGTTGGAAATGCAATATATACACACGGACAGTTAATTATAACAGATGGTATAATAGCTCAATACTACAACACATACTTCAATGCTGTATTAAAATGGAAATCTAACCTACCTATATATACTCACAACTACCACTGTAAATTAAAAAATAACGAATTTAACTATACGCTAAACAGAACAACCTTACAGAAAATTAATAACTCAGCTTTTTTTCCTTTTAATAAAAACGGTATAGTTGAAGGATTTGTTACAGGGTCAGATTATAACCCTTATATCACTACTGTCGGATTATATAACGACAGCAATCAACTAATTGCAGTAGGTAAGTTAGGAAGACCAACTCCCAAGTCTTTAGAAACTGATATGTCTATAATAGTTAAACTTGACATGAATTTCTCTTCAGATAGGCTATTAGGCGGTAGAAGCGGTTCATTTGAACCTTCAGATCCAGGCGGAGACACTCCACCAGATTTTACTTCATGTACTTACTACTTTACTATTCAAAACTGGTATTATGAAACTGGGTTAAGTATAAAACGCAACGGTCTCCGAGGTGATACAAGAATTACTAGTGACAATGGTGAATACAAATTATGGAGAAAGAAAGATCATACAGCTGCATCTAATATCATTAAAGGAATAGATACCTATAATAATTACAACCTACTGGTAGATAATCAAAATAATGGGAATAGAGCACCATGCTACACAGATATAACAGTAGTCACATCCCAAAACGAGGACGGAGCAATAATATTCGATTATACATTTAATACACATAATACAAACGATCAAAATTCAAGAAGTGAATCGTTCTATAGGAATTTATTAAACAACTATTTAGCGTTGAATAAACAGACCTGTGAATTTGAATCTACTTATACGCCAATGCAAGCTTAAACATAAACTAATTAATTACTAAAGTAAGATATTTATATATAACATAAATAAAAAATTAAAAACAACAATAAAAAAACAGTCCAATTTAAACTGGGTGAATTGCTGGAAACTCTTTAGAGCTCTAACTACCAAAGCGTAACAATGTTAGAGATTAGACAATCAGCAGCCAAGCTATAAGCCATCTTATAGAAGGTTCAGAGACTACTGGAGGGAAAATGGTTTCCCTTAATAACCAGAATTAGCGCCCAGCAGACTAGCAATCTGATGATATAGTCCGATCTTTATGGAGACATAAAGCTAACAATAATGTGAGTGGCCGTCCCCGCATGGGTACATAACAGCGTCGCACTGGATTAACATTAAATTAAAAAGTAAAAAAATGAGTATAATTCTTAGAGTAAATAAAGGCTCTGCCTTAACCTACGATGAAATGGATAGAAACCAAGCTCAGTTTTTCTATTCTAGTTCGTTACGAAATAGTGGACAAACAATGAGACTTCACTATACCGGTAGTAATGCTCTAGATCTTGCAGGTGTAGATTATGGGCCAGAAAGGTATGAAGAAATAAATTTCCCAGCACAAGCTGCACAACAATCAACAACATCTGCAGCCGGCGATATAACAGAAGTACAGTTTAACGGCGGTCCGGTAAATGGAGTTGATATTTTTAAAGCAGACAGTAATTTTGTATGGAATAATACTAAAAAATTCCTTTCTTTAGCATCAAATTCTCAGGAGAGATTAAGTATAGGTGTGATATCTGATAGTCACGCAGCAGGAATTTCATTAACTGCTAATCCTATATTTGCAAACGAGGGTTCTAAAGCTTTAATTAGATTTAAAGAAGATAGTGCAGATGGAGCAAGTAATTCAGTTATAGGAAAGATATCATCAGTTAATTCTCATTTTTATATCTCTCAAAATAAAGTAATTGATGCAAGTAGAAAAGAATACGGCAAAATACATAATTCTATAGTAGGTAATAATAGCGGCGGTGTTGAAGGAGATGATTCTATTGTAGGTACTTTTAGTTTTGATAATGATATTAAAAGCCTGGGTATAGGTACCACCTCGCCAACTAAAAATTTAAATGTAGCAGGTGAACACGGTATTGGTGTAGGTATAGGAACTGGAATAGCAGTAGAATCTTTTATAAAACCTATTCCTTCTAGCATAAATACCGCATCTTCAAACGGTAGAAGAACTTTAATCCCTGTCGATTCAAATACTGCAGGTTTACTTATATCTTCTCCTGCTGGTCCGGACGGGGGTAATGTGGTAGTAAATATTAATACTGATACTAATCAAAAAGAAGGATTTAATGTAATATCTACAACAGAAAATGAATTTGATAACCCAAAAGCTGACACACTTCTTACAGTAACAGCAGCAGGTAGGACTGGAGTAAATACAAATTACCCTGCAACTAACGGTTTAACAGTAGCCGGTAATATATCAGGTTCAGGATTCGTTGAAATAGATCAATTAGCCGGCCCTGATATAACAGTTTCGTATCAAGATTTTATGCCCTTAGGAGTTAAATCAGATGGACGTTTTGTAAACACTTCAACCGTTGGAGGTTTAACACCTTTAGGTGGAATAATAATATGGTCAGGAGCAGCCAATGCAATACCAACAGGATGGGCTATATGTGATGGAACTACTTCTAATAGTCAAGTAACTCCTAATTTAGTTTCTAGATTTATTATGGGAGCAGCCTCACCAACTGTATCCGGATCAGCAGTAGGAACTGTAGGTGGTTCTAAAGATGCAGTAATTGTTGCACACGGCCACAGTGCGACTGTAATCGAAGGAGATGGTCACCAACATGGTTTTACTCAAGAAAATACAAGAGGATTAGGTGCAAGTGGAGCTAAAGATGGAACTTCATCTTTCGAGGCGGCGCAGACGGATAAAGCAACAACAGGAATATCTGTTACTATTCAATCAGCTACAGGTGGAGAATCTGGAACAAATAAGAACTTACCTCCATACTATGCATTATGTTATATTATGTACGTAGGAATAGCTCCTTAAGAATAAAAAAAGATATTTATAATAAAGATATAAAATGGCAATACCGGGATTAACATATAGAGTAACAGGAGGTAGCCCGTTAACTCATACACAGATGAACAACAACTTTAGGTCGTTGTTCTATTCTAGTTCACTACATGATGGAGGAAGTAATCTACATTTACATTTTGATACAGCTGATAACGATAAGTATATTATACCGTTAAATGCCGGGTCCGGAGGTGTATCTATACAAGGAAACGCAAATAATAGAGTAATAACAGGAACAGATACCGTAGGATTAATACAGGGAGAAACAAATTTTACTTTTGATGGTAGTTCATGCATATTAGATGTAAATGGTACATTTGATATAATAGATAGTTGTAGTAACTTAAGAATAGGTTCTTTAGCAGGAAATCTTACTAGCTGTCGTAATACAATAGTAGGATGTGAAGCTGCAAAAGCTTTGACCGGGAATGCTAACGCAGTGTTTGGAAGGTATGGCTTAGTCGCAGCAGTTGCTTCTACAGAAAATACTGCTATAGGAGATAGTGCGTTAGGTATATTAACTTCTGGAAATCAAAATACATCCATAGGAGCTTGCTCAGGAGTATTAATATCTTCAGGTAACGGTAACGTAACAATTGGATTCAAAGCAGGTCCAGCTTCAGCAGCAACTAAAAGTAATAAACTTTACATAAACAACAGTAACTCAGATACTCCTCTAATATTAGGAGATTTTTCAACAGGGCACGTAACTATAAATTCGACTGTATCAGCTTCGTTCTTTAGTGGATCCCATATAGGAGACGGTTCACAACTTACAGGTATAACAGCTACAGCAGAATGGGATGGCTCTAGAAACGGTAATGCAAATATTACCGGCTCATTTACAGTATCAGGTTCTACACCTACAGTAGTAGATTTTACAAAAGTAACAGTAATTTCTGGCTCTTTATTTTCAGGTTCATTTACCGGAGACGGGAGTAATCTAACAGGAGTTCAAGCTAACACCTTTCCATATACAGGCTCAGCAATAATATCAGGAAGTTTATACGTAGAGGATTCAACAACCCTATCAGGGTCTGCATTAGTACAAGGACCTTTAAATGTTTGTAGTATGGTTACTATAGATAAATGCATCCAGATATCTAATAGAGGTCATTTCACAGCTCTAGCAATAGGACAAGATTCTTTAAAAAACCAAGTTGCTTCAACCCAAGGAAATATAGCTATCGGTTATAGAGCCGGTTGCGGGATTACTACTCATAAGCATAACATAGCTATAGGTCTTAATACGTTACAAAATAATTCTCGTTGTAATTTAATAATAGGGCATAACGCTGGAAGGTATTTAACAAGTATGGGTAATGTCACTCTAGGATTTAATACCCTGAGTAACCATGGTACTGGTGGTTCACAAACTAACTCCGCTGCATATACCACCTTAGTAGGATATAAAGCAGGAGAACAGATATTAAATGCAATGCAAAATACAGGAGTAGGAACCATGGCTCTTCAAAATCTTGTACTAGGTGGTAAAAATGCAGCAGTAGGCTATCGAGCATTAAGTTTCAATGGTGCTTCTAATATAAACGGTACTGAAAGTTCTAACAATACAGCTATAGGTGCTTATGCAGGAGGTACCGTAAGTGAAGCACGTTGTAGTGTGTTCATAGGATATAAAGCAGGACCAGCCACAACCGGTGCTACAGCTATGTGTAAACTGTATATTGGTAACGCCCCTGGAGATAAACCACTAATATTTGGTGATTTTAATACAAAACATCTTACTATAAATAATATAGTTTCTGCTTCTATTTTAAGTGGTTCTCACGTAGGTGATGGTTCTGCATTAACAGGAGTAGAGTGGGACGGAACTAGAAATGGAAATGCAAACATTACCGGATCATTTACAGTATCAGGTTCTTTAGGTACAGTAGTAAATCTTACAGATGTAGATGTAGTGTCAGGATCGTTATTTTCTGGTTCTTTTATAGGCAATGGAGCTGGTTTAACAGGAGTAACCAGCGAATGGGACGGTTCTAGAAATGGTAATTCAAACATTACCGGATCATTAATTGTATCTGGAGCATTAGATGTTTCAAACACTATTACTTTAGCATCTACAAACTACCCAGGAGGTAGAGGTGTAGAATTAATAAACTTTAACTCAAGTAGTTTAGCAGGAAATATAACCGTACTATCTTTTGCAATCAACGCAACAACAGGGTATACAGGATTAAAAGCAGATTACGTTCTAACAGATGCAGCAGAAAATCAAAAGAAAGTAGGAACATTATTAGGGGGTTGGGATAGATCAGGTAATTCGACTATTAATGATTCACATACAGAAGCACCTGGAGCAATTTCAGCAACAGCTTTTTCAATAGATGCTTCATCCACTAACAGTGCTATATTAAAATTAAATGCAGCGGCAGGAAGTTACGATTTAAATATGATAATAACAGCATTTAAAAGACAAGTGTAAATAAAATATAGATATGGCTAACGAACATGTATTTCAAAATAATCTTATAATAACAGGGAGTGTATCTTCTTCTATAGGATTTTTCGGTAGTGGTGCCGGTTTAACCGGTATTACAGCAGCAGCTGAATGGGATGGTTCTAGAAATGGAGATGCATCAATAACAGGATCGTTAATAGTATCTGGATCCAGTGCAATTCTTAGAGTTGACGGAATATCTGATTTAAACGGTGATGTAGTAATAGATCAAAACATAGCTATATCAAATAGAGGAGATTTAAAGAATATAGCAATCGGACACGATGGATTGCCGGAAACTACTCAAACATATGATAGACAAACTATAGCAGTAGGGTTTGAATCAGGAAAATCTCAAGTATCAGGTTCTTCAAACGTCCTAATAGGGTATAGAGCAGGTACATTAGGTGTGAAAACTATGAATAATGTAGCTATAGGTTTAGATGCATTAAAAAATAATACAGGTCCTATAACAGGAAATAACTGCGATACTAGTAACATTGCAATTGGTACTTGTTCACTAAATAAACTAACTTTAGGTACTCATAATATAGGTATAGGTAAAAACGCATCTTTAAATGCTCTTTTATCAACAGGATCAGTCGCTATAGGACATACTGCATTAGAAGCAGCTACAGGTAATTTTAATGTTGCTATAGGGTACCAATCGGCAAAGAGTAACTCAACAGCAGTAGAATCTGTATTCGTAGGGAATGTCACAGGGTGCTGTAGGCAGTCTCTCTCAGTTGCAGTAGGTTCTAAAGTTTTGAGAGAAGTAGATCAAGGAAATGCCAATACGGGTATAGGTTATCATGCAGGTATGAATACTTGCGGTAGCTCAACTGGGAACATATATGTAGGAGCATCTGTCGGACCTTCAATTAAAACAATACAATCCCATCAACTTTATATAGGATCAGGATCAGGAGAAACACCTTTATTAAGAGGTAATCTATCTACTGGTCATTTAACTATCAATTCAATAGTATCTGCATCTATATTTAGCGGTTCTTACGTAGGAGATGGATCTAATTTAACTAACTTACCTGGAACAGCATTTCCTTTCGTAGGGATAGCAAGAGTGACAGGCTCCTTAATAGTATCAGGTTCTGATACAACAGTCCTTCTACAGGGAGATACCACAATAGATGAAAATATTAAAATTTCTAATAGAGACGGTATTAGAGATATAGGTATAGGGTATAATGCTCTTCCTAACAGTACATGTACTACTAGGTGTTCTATAGCGATAGGTTACCAAGCTGCAGAAAATGCAACTTCTGGTTCTTATAATTTAGCTATCGGAGTTTGCGCATTGCGTTCAAGTATCAAGTCTCGTAACAACATCGCAATAGGAAGAGAATCACTTTGCTCCTACTTAGGGTTCGAATTCGGTCAAAGTTATACCCACAGTGATAATGTAGCTATTGGAAATGAGACCTTAAAATGTAATATCCAAGGGGCTAACAATGTAACAGTAGGACATGGTACTTTAAGGCTAAACACAGGAACACAAAATACAGTATTAGGACATAACGCAGCTTATAAGTATTCTGATAATGATGGTGTTTTTATTGGGCACCGTGCAGGATTTTGTACAGAATCAGGTAGACAGAATACAGTTATAGGTTCACAAGCTTATCAATACGGAAATGGAGGAAAGCAAAATACAGTTGTAGGGCAGGCAGCCCTACAGGGTGTTAGTTTCAACTCATCAATAACCGGGGACGGTAATACAGCATTAGGGTACGAAGCTGGTCATAATGCAGAAGGTGATTCAAAAAAGAATATTTATATAGGTTGTCAAGCAGGTAATAGCGCTGCATCAACAGAATCCTGTCAACTATATATAGGAATTGGAGCTTCACCTGTCCCCCTTATAAAAGGAGATTTCGGTGAAAATTGTGTAACTATTAATAGCTGTTTAAAAGTTGCCCAAGCTAGTGGTTCTTTTGTTGGTGATGGATCTGGATTAACTGGAATATCGGGAGCAGGATTTCCATATGCAGGTATTGCAAGAATATCAGGCTCATTAATAGTATCACAAAGTGCAGCTACAGGAACAGCAGTAACAGTTCAAAACGGACATACCATATTAGCTCAAGTATCACAGTCATTAAATTTCAATGACGATACAGCAGCAGCAGCTGGTGGAGTACCGCTAGGAGGGTTATATAGAAGTGGGAACTTTATAGCAATAAGACTAACATAATAAGAATATGCCAACAGTAGGAAATTTATCAGTAAGCGGCTCATTAATAGTAAGCGGATCATTTATAATATCTGGTTCAACATTAGGTGAACAGCATCAAGTATATATCAGCGGATCAACAGGAGATAATATAATCCCTGTAACAGGATCTTTTAGAAATGTAGGAAATTTTTCCAGCATTCTTGGAGGAGTAAGTCAATCAATATTTAGTTCAGTTTCCGATTGTAGTACAATTGCTGGGGGTAGTTTTAATACAATAGAAACTGCTGAATCTTTTATTGGTGCAGGTCGAACTAATACTATAAAGTCTGGGGCTTGCTTTGCAACCATTGTAGCAGGACAAAATAATATAGTATCAAGTAGTGGCGATTGGGCTTTTATAGGCGCTGGTTGTTCTAACTTAGCTTATGCAGCAGCATCTGTAGTAGTAGGAGGTAAATTTAACAGTAGTTCAGCACAATGTTCAACAATAGTAGGAGGGTATAAGAACTCGATTACAGGTACAACCGCAGGAAATTGCGGATTTATCGGAGGAGGATGCAACAATAAAATCTCAGAAACATTAGGAGTAATTGCTGGCGGCCAGTCTAATGAAATAATCATATCACCAAATGGTGCTGGATTTGGCTTTATAGGAGGCGGTCAACTTAACACTCTCGGACACGGTGGTGCCGTACTAGTAGGTGGAGGACAAAACGATGCTTGCGGATGTTTATCTTTTGTAGGTGGAGGATTTTGTAACAATAATAATGCCTGTTACGGGGTAGTAGTTGGCGGATGTAAAAATGATATATCTTCCACAGTTTGTAGATCCTCAATAGTAGGTGGTGATGCAAATGAAATATCTGGGAGCTACTCATCAATAGTTGGCGGTAACGCAAACTGTACAGAGTCTCCTTATACATTTATAGGAGGTGGACAATCTAACCATATTATGTTAGGAACTGACTGTTTTGCAGCAATCGTTGCAGGATGTAATAACTGCGTATCAGGTTCAGCAGGATCAGCTAATAGTGGATTTCAATTTATAGGAGCAGGTAGAAATAACAAAGCAATGGAGGTGTATGCCACTGTTGTTGGAGGTAATTTAAATCATGCATGTCAATATTATAGTTTTATCGGAGGCGGTGAATCTAATAATATTACCTTTGGAGCAAATGATTACTTCTCAGCTATCGTTGGAGGATGTAAGAATACTCTTAGCGGTGATCATAGTTTCTTAGGAGGAGGAGCAAGTAATACACTAAATGGAAATTCAATATTTATAGGAGCTGGTCAGTTTAACACAGGCTCTGGCGCACATAGTGTAATAGCCGGAGGATGCAAAAATGATAGTTCTCAAACCTTAAGTGCGATAGGGGGAGGTTATAATAATAAAATTTACGGACCTAACGATTCTAGTACCATTGCTGGAGGACATACAAATACTATATCAGGAAGTGGAAATTCTTTTATAGCAGGTATCAATAATAAAATATGTGCAGGAGCTGCGACAGCTTTAGTATTAGGAAGTGGAATAAATGTTGGAACTGGGCAATCAATAGGTACTTCTACAACTTACGTACAGAATTTAATAGTTACCGGATCAGCAACAGCAGATGCAATACTTAAACTAGCTGTCAGAACAACAGCACCAACACCACAAAGAGGAATGATCATCGCATCAGGATCTGCAACTACTAATAAACTGTACTACTATAACGGGACTACTTGGAACGCATTATTTTAAACTAATTACTTAAAGAGATAAAATGGAAAATTTTTGGAAAATACACGATTTAAAAACAGAAATAAGTAGCGGACTGATTACTACGGCTTCTTATTCCTGTAATACAGAGTACTCTAGTTCAAACGGGTATGTATCGTCTAGAACTGTAGGAGATTACTACTTAGCTGCTAAATCACCATCAGATGCAGATTTTGTAGATTACGCTAATCTTACTCAACCTTTAGTTTTAGGGTGGATAACCGGTAGCATAGGAAAGACCGATATAGAAACAGCTAACTCAGCTTCAATAGCAGCTAATGTAGCATATAAATTAACTATTACCGAAAAAAGCGGAACTCCTTGGGAGTAGTTGCATCTTAAAAGTTTTTTTACTATATTAAAAGATAATTAAAGTTATATGACAGTTATATTTCACATAGATGGAGGTCTAGGTAAGCATATCATGGCTACTGCACTTCTTAAAGTAATCAAAAATAACCACCCTAAAGATGAGATAATAGTAGTCTGTGCATACCCGGACGTATTTAAACATAATCCTTTAGCAGATAAGGTAATAAAAAACGGAGAGCACGGTTCATTTTATAAAGATAATATTTTAGGAAAAGAATCGTCCTGCAAACTATACTATAACGACCCTTATACACAATCAGATTTTATTCTAAGTCAAAAACACTTATTAGAAATTTGGGCTAATCAATTTGGTTTAGTATACAACGGAGAGTCTCCACAAATATACCTTACTCAAGCAGAAATTGACTACTTCACACCATTTTATTCTACAGATAAACCTATTTTAGCTATACAACCGAACGGTGGTCCATCTAACCAGGGTTTTAACTATGCTTGGACTAGAGACATACCTGAACCGGTTGTAACTGCAATTATAGAAGAATTTAAGGAAGAGTATACCATCGTTCATATAAAAAGAGATGATCAAAAAAAATACCCGGATACTCTACATGCATTAGATAATTTTAGAAGTATAGCAATACTCTTACAATTATCTGAAAAGAGACTCTTAATAGACTCATTTGCAATGCACCTTGCCACTGCCTATAACCTCAAATCAACAGTCTGCTGGTCAACCACACAGCCTGAAATATTTGGATACGATATGCACGATAATATTAAGGCTAACGAATTTACCCTTTCAGTTGACTTCCCTAATAACTTATACCAACCTTTTAGTTTATCACAAGAAATAACTACTTGCCCTTACAGTAAGTTAGAAGATATATTTGATACCCAAAAGATAATCAATTCAATTAAACAATAGTATGATATCAATCCCAGATTGGATATATGAAAGCAAACCAGTTGGAAATATTTCAGATATGCCTAAAGGTACATTTGGTTTTATATACAAAACAGTTCATAAACCTTCAGGTAAAATGTACCTAGGTAAAAAAGTACTTTATTTTGAACGTAATAAAAGACTAGGAAAAAGAGCATTAGAAGCTCTTAGGGAAGAACGTAAATCAAAAGGCATAGGAGGTAGAGTTCCTCTTAAACAAAAGATAATTACTGAATCTGATTGGAAAACTTATTACGGGTCTCATAAAGATATACTAAAATTAGTTAAAGAAAGTAAAGCTACAGATTTCGAAAGAACTATTTTATGTTATGTACCTAATAAAAAATTACTTACATATTATGAGTGTAAGTACCTATTTATAAATGAAGTACTAGAAACTCGTAGTAATTATATAAACGATAATGTACTTGGTAAATTTTATAGAAAAGATTTTGATATATGAAATTAAGTGATATTATTCTTAAAGAGGAAAATAGATATAACGATGACGGTTATAACGAAGGAGATATTAAACTAATGGGAGATATGATTCTTCCTACCGGTAAAATGGTTGTTCTACAAGCAGAAGAAGATACCTACAATAGAGGACTATTAGTAACTAGCAATGAAGATAAAAGTTACGATGTAGCATATTGGGCAGATGATAAAACTAAACCTTATCCTATAGGTATAGAAATAGATGGTAAAGAAGTATCAAAAGATGCTAAGATAATAAAATTCCTTTTTCACCCTGAAATGAAATAATATGATAAGTTTAAA